AGATCTTAATATTGGAGTATTATGCTCCTTGATTCAAGCTGGAGCTTTAACTGGATTTAAACAATCTAGAAGTAAAATAGTACTAGAAGCCCAACTTTGGAATATATTAACAGCAAAAGAAAAGAAGTATGCAATTTCATTTGCAGAGCAATTTGATTATGATCTTATTAGAATTATTAAACATTTAAATACATTTACTGATGAAAAAAATAAAGTTATAATTAAGAGTTCTAGATTAGATACAATTAAATCTAAATATGAACCTTACCTTAAAATCTACAATCAAAATAGTAAAAGTGAAAGTTTCGCTAATTGGTATTATGAAAAGAGACTTTTAGGTTATACTTACGAAAGAACATTAAAAGATATTTTTCACGAAAAGAGAGAAGACTTATTGAGTATTAACGAAATACTTGATTCACCAGTTAATACAAAAATAGCATTGGTCGGAGAGATAACAGATGTATACTCTGGAACATCAAAGAATGAAAAGAAAACAAAATACTTAAGACTTAAAGTATCCGATGAAACTGGAGATATTACTGTATTATTATTTAACGATAAGATAGAAAATTGTAAAACTCTTAATGGTAATAAAAATCCAGATGAAAAGAATATTGTAATAGTTAAGGGCATCAAAAAAGAAGATTGTATATTTGCTGATTTAGTGGCAATTCAAGATCATGAAATATATATGAAATTAAGCGAAATTAAAAAGATTTGACATTTTATTAAACATAATATATTATCACTATATGATATCATTCTACAAACCTAATAGTAAAAATACTGGAACTGCTTGCAGCTTTACAGTAAACTCAAAAGATGCTTCAATTTGGAGTTCATTAATTAAACAGTCTTCTTGGAATGAAGCCAAGAAAATTGGTTCATTTTCTGAAAATCAAAATAACCCAAATAAAAGTGTTAAAATTAAATTTTCTCTAACAGAAGCCGCTGGCCTTTTAGATGCTCTAGAAAGAAATAGTGAATTTTCAGCATACCATACATCAGAAAAACAATCCACACAAATTAAATTATCTCCTTATCTTCGAGATGATAAGCAAGTTGGATTCTCTTATATGGTATCTAAAACAGATAAGCAAAATAGTGAAAATAAACAGTCATATCTAATTGGTTTTTATTTTAATGAAGCACGTTTATTGAAACAGTTTTTATCTTACGCATTGGATTCTGTATTTGAATCTCAAAGAATAGAAACAATTAAAAAACTTAAAAATTCTAAAAAAGATAATGACGAAGATCAAAATGATACCAAAGTTGATAATGATGGCGAGCTTTGGTAATGTCTAGAAAAAAGAAATTTTTATATCATTCTGATTTTGCTTTAGCTAAAACTGGCTTTGGCAGAGTATCGAAATCTCTTTTAACTTACTTATATAAAACTGGTAAATATGATATCGTACATTATTGCTGTGGTATGCAAGAAGGTAATGCTGATCTATCAAAAACACCTTGGAAATCTTTAGGAACATTACCAAATTCTCAAGCCGAAATAGAGCAGCTAAACAAAGATCCTAATCAAGCTAGAATGGCTAGTTATGGATCTTATTATATAGATAAAATTATTGAAACTGAAAAACCAGATGTTTATGTTGCTGCTCAAGATATTTGGGGAGTAGATTATAGCATAGCAAAACCTTGGTTTAGCAAAATTAAATCAGCGATTTGGACAACTCTTGACTCTTTGCCAATATTACCATCAGCAGTTTCATGCGCTTCAAAATTAAAAAACTACTGGATTTGGAGCGATTTTGCTACAAAAGCCTTACATGATTTAGGTCATAAAGATGTAAAAACGATGCATGGTCCAATTGATATAAATAATTTTTATAGATTATCTGAGGATGAAAGAAAAAATTTAAGAATTAAAAATAATATTAATCTAAACGCTTTTATTATTGGTTTTGTTTTTAGAAATCAATTAAGGAAAAGTGTTCCAAATCTATTAGAAGGTTACGCCATGTGGAAGGCAAGAAATCCAGAAGTTAAAAATACTTATTTCCTTTTACACACTCATTGGGGTGAAGGATGGAATATTTATAAATTAGCAGAGGAATATAATATACCAAAACAAGAAATATTAACAACCTACGTTTGCAGAACTTGTGGTAATTATGAAATAAAAAATTTTACTGGACAAGAGCTTAATTGCAAATTTTGTAAAGCTGAAAAATCTCAAATAACTACTAATGTAGGAATTGGAATTAGTGAAAAGCAACTTAATGAAGTTTATAATTTAATGGATGTATATTGCCATCCATTTACAAGTGGTGGACAAGAAATACCAATTCAAGAAGCCAAATTGACAGAACTTATTACTTTAGTTACAAATTATAGTTGTGGAGAAGAAATGTGTCTAGAGGAAGCTAATTCGCTACCTTTAGATTGGGCAGAATATAGAGAACATGGTACAGAATTTAGGAAGGCTTCAACTTTACCAAGTTCTATAGCTAAACAATTACAAAAAGTATGGAAAATGCCGATAGAAAAAAGAAGAGAAATAGGCAAACAAGCGAGAGAATGGACAATAGATAATTATTCATCCGAAGTCATTGGTGAAAAATTTGAAGAATTTATAGATTCAGCGGATTTTGCTGATTATAGTGATATATCAGTACAGCCAGAACAGCAAGATCCTTTATGCAAAATTCCACTAATACAAGATAATTCTGAATGGTTAAAAGCTTTATATGCTAAAATCTTAAAAAGACCAGAAGTAGATGAAAATGATGATGGCCATAAATATTGGATGCAAGAATTATCAAAAGGACAAAAGCGAGAAGATATTGAAAATTACTTTAGACAAGTAGCTTGGCAAGAAAATCAAAAGAATAAAAAAATAGAGTTCAAAGATCTTTTAGATAAAGATGATGATGGCAAAAGAATTTTGTATGTTATACCAGAAGATGAATCTGATGTATTTATTAGTACTAGTTTATTTCCATCAATTAAAAGATTATATCCAGATCATAATTTATATGTTGCTACTAAAAATGAATATTTTGATATTTTAGATGGCAATAATAATGTTCATAAAGTTATACCTTTCGTTCCTCAAATGGAAAATCAGATATGGTGTGAAGGTAATAAAGATTTCAAAGGCTATTTTGAAATTGCATTTTTACCTTATTTTGGAACACAAAAAATATTAAATTATCTTCATAATGGAAAAGATAAAATTGAATTTGATATAAAGAATTTTTAATATATATATGCATGTTTTAGAAGCATTCGCTACATCTTCTGGTTTAAAAATATCAAAGCCATATATTTATGATAAATATTATCCTTTAAATTTTGAAAAATATATAATAATTGAAACAAATGATGCGAAATATCAATCTAGAAACTATGATTATTGGCAAGAAGTAATAAATTTAATTCTACCCAAATTAAGAGAAAACAATATAAATATTTTACAATTTTGTGGGCAAAATGATCCTAGATTAATCAATACTTATACTATAGTTGGCTGTACTATTAACCAAAAAGCATATTTAATTAAAAACTCGATAGTTTATATAGGATCTAACTCACTTGGTTTACAATTAGCTTCAAATTATAACAAAAAAATTGTAGGTTTATATGGTAATATTTACGCATCTCAAAATAAACCTTATTGGAGTAAAGAAGAAGATTTAACATTAATTCAAGCTTTTGATGAAAAATCAAAACCATCATATGCTCCTCAAGAAAATCCAAAAGTTATAAATAATATAAAACCAGATGTTTTAGCTAGAGCAATTTTAAATAATTTAAATATAAATTATAATATTAAAACTAAATTTTCTTCTATAGGTTTTGGATATATGAATAAAACAATAGAACTTGTACCAAATATGGTAGTTAATCCATCTTCTTTTGGCGCACCAAGTATCATCGTAAGAATGGACATCGAATTTAATGAAAACGCTTTACAAGCTCAATTGACACAAAGTAAATGCTTGATTATAACAAATAAAGTTATTTCAGAAAATTTAATAAAAAATTATAAATCAAACATTACTCAAATAGTTTATAAAATTGAAAAAGAAAATAATCCTTCATTTGTGAGTTTTCTTAAAAGTGAAAATATTAGTTTTGTATTAATTTCAGATTTATCAGAAGAAGAAATAAATAATATTAAAATTAATTATATGGATTTAGGTTTAATATTAAAATTAAATCATAAAAATAAAAATGATTATGATTATAAAAATATAAAATACTATAAAAGTAATCATTTCATATTAAGCAACAACAAATTATACATGAGTGAAGCTGCGGTGGAAAAAGATTTACCAATCAAAGATTTTGATCAAAACACTCAAGAAATTATAGATACTGATAAATTTTGGAAATACGCAGATAATTATGCTTTTTTAGTTGACTAGTTTATATAAATAGACTATCATTACTAATAATGAGTCCAAAAATTAAACAACAAGATCAAACAGCTTCAATTGGAAGCTCTGCGCTTTTCGATACCAATATTGCACAGCAATTAAATGAACCATTATTAGAAGTTGTTCCTCCAAAGCTTATCACTAGAAATAAATATGGTCTAATTGAAGATAAAAATACTAACTATACATATAATGACGATGGAACTATTAATTGGCGCAAAATGGTTAAGCAAGAATATCTTGTACCAAATAGACAAAAAACTCAAGAGACAGATGTATCTAAATTAGAAGATAAGGATCTACTTATTCTTTTGGGTGGTATTAAAGAACTTGCCCAAATTAGAGGTTATACTAGTGTTGAATATAAAGTAGTTGCTGCCAGTGAAAATTATTTCGCTACATCTTGTAAAATTACATGGATTCCTAATTATGAAACCAACGAAAGAGTTATTGAATTTGAAGCACTTGCAGATGCTACTTTAAATAATACAAAGAGTTTTGCTAGATATTTTTTAGCTGCAATCGCAGAAAATAGAGCATTCGTAAGATGTGTTCGTAATTTCTTGAAGATTAATATCGTCTCCCAAGAAGAATTGGGAGATGCTAAACTTCTTGAAGAAGCAGTAGCCTCAAATGAGAATCCAACTTCTCCACAAGTTCTACTAGAGAAAGTAATGAAAGACAAAGGCGTTTCTTTTGATTATCTTAAAGAAAAATTAATTAAAGAAAAATTTGAAGGCGCAGAGAATCTTAGCACCGTTCAAGATATACCTAAATCAAAGATATTTGAATTAATTGATAGAATTAAAAAAATTAAAAAATAAAATTATTTACGCAAACCAAATTCCACTAGCTCCAGAGAAACCAAAAACGAAATTTCTATTGCCTGAATTATTTATAGAAATAGATGTATTGAGTGCAAAAAGATTTCCATTACTTTCATTGAATCTGTCATTACCACTTGGATATATTAAAATTGTTTGAGAAGATCTATTCCTAACTTCGATTTCTGCTCCATTTAAACCAAGTGGAAGAATTAATGATCCATTTGCTATTGCTCCAGTAACAATAACTTTATCTGAATTTACTATTGTTGCTGTAGTTTGACTTGAAGCATTTGGCGCATTATAAGTCCTTATGCTTCTTAAAAATTTTCCAGTGACTGCTATTGTATTATTATAATCTTTACCAAGAATTGCATTTCCACTTAAATTTAAATTTCCAGAAAGCACATTTATATTATAACCATTAGCTAAAGTTAAATTACCACTATTAACTGCATTTAAAACAAAAGCATCTGCGGATGTTGTTAAGTCTACGCCATTACTTGTAATATAAACTGGTTCATTAATTATTTGATTTAAAAACATTAAATTATTTGCAGCATTTCTATTTTTTGGATTACCTACGTCAGTGAATATATAATTTTGAGTTATTCCAGTTGGAAGACTTCCATAATTAATAGTAGCAACAGAAGAAGATGCGCCATAAGTGCTTCCATTTGCAAAATCATTATTATAATAATCAATTAAATTTTTATCAAAATTTGTTGAAGTACGAGCTACAAAATATCCACTTTTTACTATTCCTCCACCGACAGTATTTGTAAAACCTTCTTGAGTTGTAAAAATATTACCATTTTGAAATGCTTCTCTTAATTGTATACCACTTGCAGCTAATTTACTTATAAAATTAGTATATGGACTTGAATATTGAAGATTCATAATATTATTTAAATTAGTTTCAGTTAAATATCCAGTTTTAGAAATAGAATTTGTAAAAAATAAATAAACACTTCCCATATTGACTGGTACATTTTGTAATATAAGTTTACCATTTCCATTTAAATCTATATTTCCATTAGTGACATTAGTAAAATCTAAAGATGATTTTTGATTTTGAAATTTCCCGAGAAGATAACCATCTGTTCTACCATATTCTGGTGAAGCTAATGTTGTTTGAGAAGTATATTTTCCATTTCCATTTTTAATTTTTGCATCAACTGCAAAGAAAAATTTATCTATAACTTTATTTCCTAGTATTGATCTAAGTTGAGCTGAACTATAACCAGTATTTATAATATAATCTCCTTTAGTTGCAACTGGTTCATAATATTGTGTATCAATAAAAGTTTTATCGCTCCAATTTCCAGTGCCTAATCTAACTCTAAAAATAAGATCTGAAGCTTTAAGAATTTTTATTGGAGGAGCTAAATTTTCTATTGACCATTCATATTCTATTTCGTTATCATGAATTAAATTATAATTATTTAAATCTGCATATGTTTTACTATCGCTAGATGTTTGATATGATAAATTATTTAATCGCAATAAATTTGTATATTCGCTTGCATAAATTGAGCTATAGTAAAAACTTCCATTTGTAGAAGTATTAGAATAATAATTTTTTTCATTAACTCCATAAACTTTAAAGTAATAGGTTGTATTATTTATTGTTGGAATAATTATACCACTACTATATGGATCAACGACAGGTAAATCATCTATAAGATAACTTCCAGATGGAACTGATACAGTCGTACCATTTGAATCAACATATTGTGGTTCATAATCTTGGCTATTAAAATTAGTTCCACTTTTCATATACACTTTCCAACTAGATGTTTGATGACTTCCTGTATCCGTTGGCTTACCTATTGTATATTGTATATATATATTTCCAGTTAAAGCTAAACTTAAAGACGTTGGATAACTTGCATCGTTATATACTGTTGGAGTTAAAACTGGAGAATCAGTAAATGTAATCCCAGATTCTACAAATAAATATTTACTTGGGTTATATTCCGTCGCACTTATACTAAATCTATTTGGATCTATTTCATTTATTGATATTACTCTATATAATTCAGTTTCTGTATTTAATCCATAACCAATTCCAGTTGTTTGACATGTCCAAATTGCTCCAGTTAATAAATTATAATTAGTAGTATCAAATGCTTTATTACAATTTATTTTAGTTAATATTTTATCTCCATTATAACCTAATACTGGTTGCAAATAAGAAGAGTTTAAATTGAAATATCCAGATTGAATATCACTTTTATCATATCCAGTAAGAAAATCATTATAAGTGCTTCCTGTTACTCTATACCTTGGGGTAAGAATTTCTAATTTATAAGTTTGATTTGGAAAATTACCACTGAAATACCCACTTATATTTGAAAACTCTTCATCTAAAATAAAATTATGTACTCCACCTACGCCAGTGCTTATATTTAAAATTCTACCACCTAAACGATTTAAAATTCTATTAGAGTCTTGTATTTTTATTACATCTCCTGGTTTTAGATATAAAGAATCATAACCTGCAACAAAATCTACAATTTCTGTTTCTAATTGCTCACTAGCTAATGCCCATTTTCCAAGTCTATAAGCTTGACCACGGCTTGTACATCCAAATGCCCCTAATTCAATTTTTCTAATTCCATATTTTCTAATACCATCTGGATCTTCTACATGCTCTACTACTGGTTTATAAAAATTATTACTATCATTGAATCTAACTACAGCAACAGTATTTCTAGTTTTTTTACTGCTACTTCCATAACTAAAATCGCCATTTTCGACATTAGAATTAGTAAAAAGAATTATTGGATTCTTTGGCGCATCAGCTATTGCAAAGATTGATCCATTTGCATAATATGACATTCCTCTGAATATACTAGTAAAATCATTTAGCATACTATAAGCATCAGAAAAATCATTAATTATAGCATTACAAGTAAATCTTGGCTCTTTTTCGCCATACCCATCATCAACAATTGTATCGCAATATTGAGCAATTTGATATAAACTCCATTTATCAACTTGTGTATTTTTTATATATTTTCCTAGACCATATCTTTTATTTGTTAAAAGATCATAATAACACCACGCGGGATTATCGGTCCAATAAAGCCCAACTCCAGAAGGATGATAAACATCTGAAAATCTTCCGTCCCAATCTCCAGCGTATGTTTTTTTAATTGGATTATAATTACTTGGAATTTTTATTTTTAATAGTTGAACATCATATGATCTATCTGGAGCACTTGAAAAATATTCAGAAGTAAATAAACTTTTAAAAATTGCACATTTTGGATATATATATTCTTCTTGAAAAACTTCTGTTAAAGCATGTACACTAATAGAGTTTCTAGAATTTAAAGTTGTAGATTCTACAGTGGTTCTTTGTATTTCTATTCTCCATCCTAAATGAGATGTATCATTTGAATTATAATAATTAGATAATTGAAACTCGTGCTTCTCTATCATTCCACTTGAAATTTTACCTTTAGTTAGAACATATTTAGTTAAATCTGGTACAGAAATAATTCCATTTTTTGTTATTTTAGATACAGATATAGTATAACTAATCTCTGCATCTTTTGTGTCTCCAGCTGAGGTAGACATTTTTACTCTAACACCACAACCCAAATCATAAGTTACTCTGTCTACATTTGGATCATTTTGTTGAAAAAATAAACTTTCAATTTTCATCGAAACAATTAAATTATTTATATTTGTAGTTCTAAAATCATAGATTTTTTTGAAATCATTACCGTATCTTAAAATATCTCCAACTGTTCTTGTTCTAGATGCTTGTGGGGTAGAAGAACCATTTATTTTACTATTTAATCCAGCCGCAGTTGTTTGAGTTCCATAATCTGCTTTAAAATTTATATCTGCAAAATTATATTGTCCAGCAGAATTTAATAATGGAACGCTTTTCCAATAAACAGATCTTAATGATGGTTGAGCTTCAGATTCAGCAGGATAAGGAGTAAAATTATAATCAGTCCACCCAATATTTCCTACAGTTCCTATATAGTTATATTTTCCAGACACTAAACCCTGTATTGGTCCTTCTGAAATTAAATCAGTTATTTCTGTTTCTGTTCTTGATAATTTTTTGATTGCTCCTCCATCTGTATATAAACCTTCGTCAGCTTCTAGTGGAGTATGAGGATTTGGAGGCGCTCCAGGACTACAACTCGAACCTCCTCCTCCTCCTGCTCCTCGAATTATTTTAGGATATATTTTTTTTATTTCTGTAGACATTATGTAGTCCTTGTTGAATCATTATTTACGTAATTAGTATTAAATGTAGCGCTAATACTTTTTGATCCGACTAATACTCTTCCATAACCAATTGGAATTGGACCACCTTCTCCATTAACATTAGTTGGTCCATCAAAAAGATAAGCTTTATTTCCTCCACCTTTACTTTGAGTATTAGCTGAAGCAAATTCTGGAGCAACAAAAGGCGGAGGAGATGATAAAAGTGATAAAAAGCCAGCTGCAGCTAATCCAATACCAGCTACAACTAAACTTGCTGCAAGTGTAAATCCAATAACTCCAGTTAAAGCTAATCCGACTCCAGTAAAAGCTAAAGCTACCCCGACAACAACTGCAAAAACTGCAAAAAAACTGGACGAGCCTTCTAATACTGGAACAATGTCAATACTTTTTAAATCATCATCTTTATAAATAGTAGATAAATTTGAATATATAACTTTTTCAAAATCATTTTTTAAATCTTTTTCTTCTTTAAATACTTTAAAATCTTTTTTATTTATTAATACTCTATATTTTATATTTTCTTTATCTAATTCATATAGGTTCTTATATAAAGAGTTAGTATTAGCTTCTATTGCCCTTATTGCTTCGCCTACGCTATTTACGGCTAAATTCCATTTATTTTTTTTTATTTTTTCTCCTAATATTCCATGTAATTCTATTTCAACCATAATTAAACCTCCTGAGATGTAGCAGGAAATCCTCCAAATGGTAGTTCTCCATTTGTGCCATATCTCTTTCTACATCCTTTTAATCTTTTAGAACAAAGATCTGCAATCCAATGATTACTATTAAATGGTGAATAAGTATTACCATTAGTTTTAGAAACAAAATAATATTTAATATCATTTATAACCACATAAACAAATTGACCTTTTGAATAAGAAACGACGGGTGTTTTTGACCAAATGACAGGACTTCCAGCAGTGATAGCTGTTCCGTTTAATAAATCTCTTATATTTTCATCTTTATCTGTTGCGATAGGATTTCCAGAATTTTTTTGAGAAGAAGAATAAACATTATTTCCATATTCACATCCATCTCCTCTGTAATCTAAAGAGCAAGATTCGCTATACATTGTTCTAAGAGGTAATTTTAAATTTTCTAAATCTATAATTGAACTTAATTCATATTGTATAATTTCTTTATTTTCTTTTAATTTTCTATCTATATAAAAAATATCATCTGGTAGAGCTGCGTAATTATCTGGATCTATAATAAAATTATCATCATTTATAATTCCTCCATAACTTTTAAAATTAACTGCATCAAGATATTTTAAAAAAGTTCTTTTTCTTGTTACCTCTAATCCAATAATATCTCCGATTGATCTGATTGTATTTTTAATTTTTGTAAAGAAAAAATTATAATTTGCATTTTGTATTTGATTTGTTAATGTTAATTTTGGTTTTGGAAGAGTTCCTCTAGATGCGATTTCTACTCCATCTAACATAATTGGAAATGGAATATATCTTTTATTTTGCCAAATTATTTGGCCGAATAAACTTGAAGATTCTGACGTTGAATTAGAACTTGAATTTTCTACATTAATATTAAGATTATGAAATCTTAAGACTCCTACTGGATCATCTGTAGTTGATGAATCATAACCATTTCCATTATTATAAGGTGGAGTTAAATTATTTTTAAAACTTAATTCTGCAAGATCTATATCATCTCTATTAATACCAAAAGTTCTAAAATCTAATTCATAAAAAGTTACTAAACTGCTTGGATTAAATGATGAAGCCTCTGAACTAATTTTGCTAGATCCAGCAATAATATTATTATTAATGCTCATATATTTGAAGTTTCAGAAATTTTTATTGATATATTATAATTATCATAAAAATTATATGATATATTCCATTCTTCACAAACGAATCTTTTTGGATATGATTGAGAATTGTCAAAATTATATGGAAATGGTGCATCACAAAAAAATGAATCACTAGCTTTTCTTTTATGCAAAAAATGAGCAATTGCACGGGTCTCGTTTTTATTTCTACCTTCTAGTAATAAATCAAATTTTAAAAGATTATTATTAACTCCATCTGGAGTTCTTTGTTCGTAACCATTTCCAAATTTTATAACATTTACAGCAGGTTTTATTTGCAATTGAGATGAATAACTTGGCTTCCAAAAAAATTCTGGTTTTGCTAAACCACTATAACTTCTATATCCTCCCCAATAATTATTACCAGTACTTAAGGATGGTAAATTACCAGAATTATTGTCTGTTAAACTATAATAATAATTATTACCAGTTACTACAATATCATTTTTAGTATATGATATACCACTATTATAGCTACTTACATTATATAAAGATAGATCAGCCATTTTTACCTTACACCTTTAGTATTATTACACTTAATATAGTGTAATTATTGTACAATGTTAGGTAGAATTTCTAAAGAAGAGCAGCGACTTTTTATAAACTCTAAACAAGTTTTAGGTATTCAAAATTTAAATGTTAATTATAATTTACCTATAGATGAAGTTAAAAGTTTAGGTATGCAAACTGTTGTTTTTAGTAACACTAGGCCAGTAACGGCAGAAATAACAGTAAATAAACTAATGATAGATCAAGATAATTTTCTTCCATTCACTGGAGATATTCTCTTTAGTGGATATGTAGAGTATAAAGATAAATATTTTGCTTTTAACTCTGGAATATTAAATAATTATTCTCTTTCTTGTGGAGTAGGTGAAATACCATCTTTAAGTGTTGCTTTAACTGTTTTAGGTGATTTTGGTGGAAATATACCTAAAAGTTCTTCTACCCTTGCGCAAAATGACATTAAAATAATGGACTATGCTGATATTGAAGTCAGCCTTAATGATTTCAACATTAATCGTTTGCAAAATTTCCAAATAACAATTGATACAAATAGAAATATATTATATAACTTAAATAGTGCTTATCCATTTCAAATCATCTCAAATCCACCAGTAGTTACTAATATAGATTTTGGAATGAAAATAGATAATTATCAAATTAAAAATATCAGAGATCTTTTATGCACATACCAAGTAACTGGAGTTAATATTACTTTTAAGAATTATTGTGACCCAGCTGGAAGTTCAATTTTATCATTTAATTATGATCAAGCTATTTTTTTAGGAGAAGCATATCAAGCTTCCGTCAATGAATCTGCAATAGTTAATTTAAAATACAAAGCATTCAGTACGCCAACATTATCAAAACCAATACCAGCTCAAATTTCAAATTCAGATGCTAGAAATTTAACTAATAATATTAGCTTTTAATTTTAAAATAAATTTTATATAAAAAACAAGCAAAAAGATGGGTTGCTAATCCACAAAATGGAAAAGAAAAAATCCAAAGTGTGCAATAAAGTGGGTTATAAAATAAAGCAGTAAAAATTCCCATCCAAAAACTAGAGCATTCTGGACATAACAATGGTCGTCTAACGTATGGGATCTTAGCAATAAAATTTCTTATGGGTGCGAATATATCAGAAAAACTCCAAACAAAACTAACACTTAAACTTAATATTATATAAGTAAGAAGTTCAAAAAATATCATAGAAAGAATACGTTAACATATTCATCATCAATTTTTGAAGTTGAAAATGCTCTATAATTTGCTCTTTCTTGAATAAGACGATTTTGAAAAGCTTGCCATTCTGAAATTTTAACTTTTTCTACAACTCCAGCATATGGTTTTACAATGTATCTTTTAGTTATTTCATCCAAAGAAATTAATGTATTATTTTTTTGAATAAAATTATTTAAGAAATCTAAGCATTTTAGTTTATTATTATTAACATATGCTTCTACTTTTCCTCTGCAAGAGCAATTAGGATTTGTGCTAAAGCTTTGTATATCAGCGTAAATTTCTGGCGCAAAAGCTTGAAATTCAGTTTTAAACTGTTCATTCGGAATAAGTTCTAAAAATACTTTAGAAATAAAAGGATAATTTACATCTATGTTCATATATATATTATATAATAGAACATTAAAATTTCTAAATTTTATAGTGTAAACTATCTATATGGATAGCATTTCCTTTAAACATGTACCAGTAAGGGTAGGTATGGGTCTTAATAGTCTAAAATATCTTGTAGCTACAAGTGTCGATGTTAATACAACTAATTCAATAAATCAAGTTAAATCTTTAGGCTACTATAATTCTTATCCATTGCAATTTCCTAGTAATTTTGTAACTAATAATATATCAATACAATACGCTATGCAAAGCGGTGACCCAATAAAACCAATAATAGATAATATAAAAACTACTCAAAATAATGATGCTTCTGGATTTTATTTGGACGTAGGTGGGCTTACTTTTTCGGGTATATATTTAGAAAATTTTTCTTTTAGCATAAATCCTAATACGCCTGTTTCTGCACAAGCTACGTTTGTGAGTTATTCTCCAGTAACTGGTCAATTTGGAAGAGATTCAGATCAATCTGATGATAGAATTAACGGAATTATTAGTGCTAATTTTTTATATGGACATAAAGCAAATGTTTCAATATCTACCGCACAAGAAGATCTTTCTAATTATTTTGGATTAAGTTATAATTTTAAAGCAGATTACTTACCAGTTAATACTATTGGTTCAAATTACCCAAAAGTTATAAAATTAAATGGTGCCCAAGAAGATTTAGAAATAACAGAAAATCTTTACAGAAGAGTATATTATACTGGTGATACTAGATCAATCACATTAAATATTTCTGGATTATGTTATAATACTTCTCAATATTCTTTATCTATAGATAGAGCTCAATCTGTATCTTCAAATATGAATTCTCAAAATAACGGAGTCGTAACAGCTTTAAGAAAGTTTACGAAATACTATTAATGTTTTATTCTTATAAAAATTTTCCAATTACAATAGAAAGTTATAACGCAACTGGAGCGAAAAATTCTTCTTTTGCAGATTATAGTTTTGTAGCTCAAAACATTGGGTTAAATATAGAACCAAATGCAGATTTTACTTTTCCTATTAATGGCAAAAAACCTTATAGAGGATTCAACAAACAAGGATTAATATCAACAATTCAAATAGACTTTATAAGCCAAGTACCATATGATAAAATATTTTTTAATAATATATTTCTAGAAAGTGGAATTAAACATAATTTTAAAATAAATTGTGGAGATAGCGTTTTTGTTAGTGGGTATTTAAAATCATTTACTTCCTCAATATCCCCTAATAATCTAGTACAAAATCAAGCTCAATTTATCTTTTTTTCTACTGGAAGTGGAATAAATGGATTTACTGGTTCAAATGGAACAACAACTTATCCAGTAAATTCAAATTCAAGTAGTTTTTATGCACATGGAGCCAATACTTTGATAGCTTTTAATGATGCTTATAATGAATATAGCAAACACGAAGTTCAAAAAGTAGATTTTAGTTATAATGCAAATATCCAACCAATATATGATATTAATACAATTTATCCATCTAGAGTTGCTTTTAATAAAGAAGAAATAGAACTAAATGTTGAGTTGGATAGTTATGGACTTGGTATAAGGAATATAAATAATATAATAGATGGCACAAAAATCGTTTATACTGGCTACCAAGGGTCTAGTAATGGTATAGAGTTATATTTAAGATCTGGATATTTAATTAGTAAAAATTTTAATGCTAAAGTTAATGATATTATAAATTCTAGAATTTCATTGAAATATTTTATATAATATTCAAATGGAAAAATATACGGCTTCGATAGTTAAAGATGGTGTTATTATCCACGCAAATCCATCTCTTTTACCATTAAGAAAAAATACATTTTTAGTTTTTGAAAAAGACTTATTAACATTAAGAATAGATGATTTTGGTAATTATCAAATAAATAAAAATTTTAAAACTATAGAATCAGATACCAAAATACATATTTTTGAAAATACAAAAGATTTTTCTATTGGGGATTATATTGATATTTATTATGAAGAATATGAATTTTTTGGCTATAGAAGTATTTTAGAAAAAAATGGAGAAATATATAAGAATCAAATTTTTTATCCAGAAAATGGATTGGAATCCAAAGGAAATAAAACAAGACTATATGTTTCTAGTATTGAGCAAAACGAAGTAGAATTAGAAGTAGAAGAAAAAGGAACTTATATTTCTCCACCAGATCAAGATTCACGTTTTATAAGTGATAATGGAGCAATGATTCATTTGGATCATTTTTACAGAAAAACAACTATTAAAAATTATCAAAATAATATGATTAAAGATATAACATATGGAGATGGATTTTTAATTTTACATCTATTAAACGCTTTGCCAACTAATGTAAAAGAAGGGTCTATAAATTTAACTAAAATTTTAATTAAGACTTATTCTGATATATCAAAAGCAGAAAAACGAAATGAATACTTTTATATTGTAAATAATAAACTTCCATATTTAAATCTTCCATTTCCAGAAATAGAAGATGAAGTTGCACATAAAATGCTTCAAGATATTTTCTTTAAGATAGATAATAAACTTACAGTACTCGAACAAGAAATTAAAAAATTATCTAATAAATAGATTATACTATGCAATTATCTATTTTAATTGTATAGTTCGGAAAAATAACCTTTGCACTCTTCTAAAAAATACGGCATTAGATAAAACATATTTTATATACCACAATCATTAACAACAGGACACGTTACACAGTCTTGGGCCCCATCCCATGCATAACATCCCCCAGGATCTGAATAATCAGGCTGTGGGACTCCATTCAAGCAAAGAAGGCATGGGGCAGGGGTGGTGGTAGTAGTTGTAGTGCAATATCCATCTGGTGGTGGTACGGTATCAGAGCACCAACAGCAAGGTTGTTCGGGGGGTCCGCATAGAGATTTGTAAGTAGAATTAGTATCACAATCTCCACAATCCTGAATCCAAAACTCACTTGCAAAAGGAGGACACGGCATAGGAGTCGTAGTAGTTGTTCCATTTGGATCTGAAGTTGTAGTAGTTGTTGTGGTTGTTGTTGTAACGCTAATACAACCCCAGCATGTTCCGCAGGATGTTTGTATGCTATTAGGAATTTCACAATTAGACACGCTCCAAATGGCTTCATCATAACTACTATAAAGACCTAAATTAGCACAACAATCATCTTTTATATATACTTTAACTGTTTGATTTTCATCATAATCTATCCAAACATGTTTTACTCTTCCATCAGAAAGATCTGTTGGGCAAATTGATGCTTGTTCTGAAACCATATTGCCATCTAAATTTAATTCAATATGATTATTATTTATATCATAAATATCAGCATTATGATAAGTATCAAAAGCTATTCCAATGCTATTATTTATTCCTTGATAACCTATTCCTCCACCTTCTCCACCAGCAGCAGCTGATACACTTTGAATAATAAAAGTAATTCCATCTGCTCTACTATAAGTATGAGTCATTCTCATAGCGAAATAAACACTAAATGGAAAAACCGCGCCTTTGCAATCTCTAAATAATATTGGATTTTTATAATAAAAATTACCAGCTGAATTTCCTACATCTTCGGTTAAAACTACACTCTGATCTAAATATATCGCAGCGTCATTTACAAGATTGAAATATTCATTTGAAAAATCTTGATTAAATATTATATATGCATGAGGATTTTTAAAAGTAAAAGCTAGTATTTCGTGTTTTTCTGATTCGCTTCCAGTACTTCCTCCAAATCCAATATAAGCATAATCACATCCTAATCCAGGACAACATTCAGAATCATCCTCTAAAACCTTAGTATTATTTGCTAAACTTTGGCTTAAATTTAATAATCTGGCTTTTAAATCTCTTTGCATTTGTAAATATGCTGGATCGTATTCACCCGATTTATAATGAATATTTGTTATTGAAGCGCTAGTATATCCATGAGATGGAGTATGGTTATAAAGATCTAAGCTTTGATCGCCTGTATAAAAAGTACCTGCTAAACTACTTATAGAATATAAGCAATCATGCATTTTGCTAGATAATTCATCTAAAGCTTGTATATAACTTTCTGCAAACGAAAATTCATTAACTGAATTTATCACTTGAGCATTTTTAGAAGAACTTACAGAACTAACTGGACAAGGTAAATTAAAATTTATTGTATAAAAACATCCAGTACATTCATTATCATATATATAATTTATAGCGTTTTCTTTATCATATTCTTTTTCTGAATTAACTAAATTTTGAGCATTATTTAATGATACATAATTATTCTCTGATGGTAAAATTAAACCAGTAAAATAACAGTTATTATCATATTTATTATTTGTACTCAAACTACCTCGGCCACTTAAAAAATCTAAAGGCAAAACTCCAGGATTAGATATAGTTAAACTTAATCCATTAGTTAAATTTACAGTTCCACCTATCATAAAATTGTATTGAGTATTTTCTGCTATTTTTCTTTGAACTATTCCAGGATAAATTAAATTTGTTCCTATTAAAGCAGTATTATTAGTATTTAAAGTTGAACTTCCAGAATAATTTACTATTAAAGAAATTCCATTGGATAAATATGGATCAAACGTATTAGTAAGTGTAGTTAATTTTCCACTTAAATATATTCCAGTAGTCAAATCCGTAGGTGGTATATACAAATTAAAAAATCCACTTCCAGTATCTAGTATCATAGATAGTTTCTTTTTTAATGTTAAAGAAGGTATTTGTCGATATACATTACTATATGTAATACCACTTAATGTAAATAAATCATAATAATCCCAATTTATTGCATCTGAAGGATAGTAAACATCAGAATTAGATTTATAAATATTATTCATAGAATTAGGATCTTGTCGATCATAAATAATCCATTTATTACGATACCAAAAGATTTCTTGATTATAGTTATTTTTACTATATCTTGGCTTATCATTATAACTCATATATTCTTTATAAGTACCATTAACAGAAGATAATCCAGCGTTTTGTACTAGTATTCTGTCAGATGCAAAATCTGAAATATTGAAATTTGTATATCCTGCTGCTGAAAAAGTACCACATATTATATCATATTCAGCAGACCTTTTTGAATATTTTCCAAATGAATTATAAACTTCCTTTAATCCTGATGATAAAGCTAATCCGCTTTTTAAATAACCTGTAAGAATATTAAAATTTTGAAATACATTATCTGTACAAAAAACTTCATAAGATCCATAGGCCAATGCAGAGGGTTCATTTAATTTCATGAATTAGCTTTGACTTGTTTTACTTAATAAGCCTCCTGGACGTTTTTGCTCGATAATAGTTGTTATTACATTTGATTTAATTAAATCGGTAAACTCTCTCATATCTTTATCTTTTCCAGCTCCACCACCTTTATTATTTGTTTTATTATTTTCATTAGAAGATTCAGTTGTCGTTCCATCGCTTGCCATATTAATAGATATTGTTATATTATTAGTGTCTCCTCCGCCAGAAGTATTTTTATTTTCTATAGATGATTGTAAATCTGCTATAGCTTTTGTTAACGAATCTAAAGTTAATGATGGTCCATTTCCACCTAATACTTGATTTCCTATTTGTCCCCCTTCAGCAAAACCTTTAACTTGCCCTCTATTTAATTTTTCAAAAAAGTTAGAACCATATTTTTTAACAGCATTTTTATTGACTACAAATTCTCCACCCATCAATAAGGCTGGAATATCATCTTGAGCTTCTCCACCAGAAGCATATCCTTTAAAACTTGCTCCAAATCCACTCGATGAACTTCTATAACTATTTTGTAAAAATGGTGAGCTTGTTGAAGAACTATACACTTTACCATTTGAACCCACACCATAACTTGCTCCAAATCCACTTGATCCTCCAATACTTCCTCCTACTTTTCCTGCGCCTCCAAGCATACTACCACCATATGAGCTTATAAGTGCACCACCTATTCCCATTCCAGCACTTATAAATGCTCCAATTAATCCTTGTTGTTTTTGTCGATTATATCTATCTAGTTCTTCATTATATGCTTTTTGAGCATCAGCAAGAGCAAGACTATTTGAATTTAAACTATCTTGCAAAGAATTAACATAATCATAATAATCTTGTTCTGCTTGCATTCTTTCCTGATTTTTTATAGATTCTGGATCAACAAGAGCAAAATTAGAAAGTTCAGAACTAGTAATATTTTCTCCTTTAAGTTGATTTATATAAGCATCTAAAGCACTAATTCCAGCTTTAATATCTTTTGTATCTAAACCTTTTGTATTTTCTAATCCAGAAACATTGAATCTATTATCAAAATTCTTACTAAATGTAAATCCTCCATCTGCCATTCCTCTGGCAGATCCTCCATTTATTGAATGTAAAAATCCTGATCCATAAGCTTGTTGAAGAGTTCTTACTGCTCTTTTATTCAATACAAACTCTCCTTTGGAAAGCATAGCTGGAACATCATCCATATTTCCAGATCCAGCATTAACATATCCTCCATCAGCATAACCTTTTACTAAACCACCTTTTGAAAAACCAAGTAATGAACTTAAAATTCCTCCACCACCTCCGCCACCACCTAAAGCTCCTTGTAATTGATTAAAGATTGCTCCCATAAATAGTTTAGTTGATATTTCTGTAGCTATTTGTTGGATTTGTTGAAGTATTTGAATACTAAAATCTTTAAATGCATCTCCAGCAGTTTGAGTTCCATTAATAAAGCTTAGGAAAGCGTTAGAGAATGATGATTTTATATTTCTTGCTGTATCTACCGCTGAAGTATTTAAGTCTTGGAAGAACTGAGTTCCATTGTAACTCATTTCATTTACAAAATTAGTTGCGGCTCCAGTTATTGGATTATATCCAGGTTTACGAGCAGCGTTTTGTTGTCTTTCTAATTCTTTACTTGCGTATTCTACTGAAGTCAAATATCCATCTGCAAGGGCTTTTAAGTCTTTGGTATGTTCTATTTGATCTGTTATAAATTTATTTGATCTTTCAATTTTTGTGTTGCTATCTTCTAATAGCACATTTATTTTTTGTCTTGCATCTAATACATTCATTTCTCCATTATTTACTTGTTGTAATATTGAATCTATATCATTAATATATTGAACAGAAGTTTCTAGACCTGTGTTATAATCTATACTAGAAGTTAAAAGCCTTTCATATTCAGATGTAGATTGATTAAGTAAATCAAGAACAGCTTGCTCTCCAACGTATTTTTCTTGTATTGCTTTTACTTGGTCTTTTATAAGTTCAGATGAGCTTCGTTGCGGGGATACTTTTATTTTTCCAATATCTAAATCTCCAGCTTGACCAGTTATGGCTTGTCGAAAGACTTGTTCCATTTTTTGTGATGAAGCATCTGCTTGTAGTCTATTAATTGTATTTAAATAATCTTGATTTGCTTCTTTACTCTTGAAAAGCGGTACTCCACCTGATTCACTACCAGATCCTTGAGTTGCTCCAGGTTGACTTGGATTAGCGATTTTAATTCCATTGTTGCTGATGCTTTCTACGGCAGTTTTTATAATCTCAACATTTTCGTCTGTTTTACTAATACTTTCAAATTGTTTAGTAGCAATATCGAGAGCTTGTTGTTTGTTTATTTCTATACCAAATCCAGAAGCTAATTTTTGTAAATTTGCAGCTTGGCCACCTACTATTTTGTTCTTTAAATCTTCATTAACTGATTGCGGTCCTATGCCAAATTGTTGCAATTCTTGGAAAGCTCCTAGTGCGCCTCTACCAGAAGTTGTTGGATTATCAGATCCCATTAAAAATCTATTTTGATTAAATGAATTTATTCTACTTCTAGAATCATTTGATTTTAAAGAATTTATTCCTCCTCCGAAAGCAAGAGATTGCTGTAATCTTAATGATTGTAATCTTGCTTGTTTTTCTTCTTCGGCTATTTGCGTCGATGTTTTGTATGTAGAATTTAGAGTATTCATTTGATTGTTTAAATCATCACTACTTCTTGCTAAATTTCTTAATTGATCCGCAAAACTTGAGGCAGCAGATTTAGCTTTTTCATCTACAAGACCGTTTATTCCTCCTGATGCTTTTTCGCTATATACATTAGCTAATCTCGTGGACTCAGCTTTTAATTTAGCAGGATCAGAAATTGCTTTTAGACTCTCTATATCTGTTCCTATCTGATTTATAAATCCAATCAGATTAGTATCAGGAGAAGGAGAAGTCCTAAACGCTTCCACTGCTCCTCCTCCTAAAGTGCTCGTTTCCGTATTTAATTTATTTGTAATTTGTAATTTTGATTTTTGATATTCGTTAGCTCTTATAGCGTCATCATATTGTTTAGATACGTCTAGTTGAGTGAATTCTCCAAATAAATTTTTTATAGACTCTAGAAGAATTCCACGGCGACTTTGAAGCACAGAAATAGTATTTGTTATTTTAGTTTCACTTTCAGAAAATTCTCTATTGGTTGTAGCAATGTTTTCTTCTAAAGCGCTTAAGAATTTTTGAGCAGAATCTCTTACCTTTGCACTATTTACTTGAACTATAAGATTTGTTTGGTTTGCTTTTTTTGCAGTATCTAAAAATCCCTGTATATCAAAATCTTTTATATATTTTGCGTATAGTCCTGCATTTTTAAATTGAGATTTTAATCCTAAAAGTTTTGATCTAATTTCTTCTGGTTTAGCTCCTCCAGCACTTAATTTAGCAATTATATCTCCAATACTTTGTCCATCTTCTAAACGTTGAGATGCAAATTGTTTTAATTCTGTTTCGCGAGCATCTTTTTGTTTTTGTATCAGAGCAGGATCTGAATTTCGTTTTTTGAAATCAGAAGCGGAATTTACATTAAAATAAACATCTTGCTCTGCTTGAGACATCTTTGTTGGATCACCAGTTGCAC